GAATCATCCATTGTTGTACCAGAAGAAGCAAAAGATGGTCCTTGAGATCCAGCAGTGGTTAATTCAACTGTGGTTACATCTGAGACTTGTGAAACAGTTACAGAATTTGGGTTGCTCATGCGGTGTATCCCTCACTTATAAATAGTTTACCTTCTAAATAATAGTTTTTAAGTCCCCCTGGTTCTGTTAACAATACGTCATAAAACAAAATACTTGGAGTAAAGGTAGCTGTTGCTGTATCTGTTAAATTCATATCAATAATTCCATTTGATCTATCTGTGTATGTAACATCCCAATCCGCATATTTTGTGGTACGAGATTCGTCATAAACTTGTGCAGCCACAGTGTACCCACTTAAATTTATTGCCGATCCAGTGGAGTCCTTAAAGGTTAATTTAATAGGAAAGTCTGCTCTGCGATCAACTGTAAAATTCTTTTTTCCTGGAATAATAGCCATTAGCTGTAAGGAGAATCGCCAAGAATAGTTGTATTCCACTGAGCTTTTAACTCTGCTTCAGTAGTAGCAGCATCTATCGCACTATCAGCAGGGGCATCTCTTAATGCGTTTTTCTTTGTAACAATAGCTGAAGTATCTGCTGATGTTTCTTGTGCCTTTTGAAATTCAACATCAAGTTCTTCGAGTTTTAATTTTCTCGCTCTTCTTATGTTTGTTTTATGAATTTCTTTGGCTACTGCCATGTCTGTTTTAATAATGCTCATTCTCCTACTCCATCTGTAAGGTCTGACTCACTAACATCCCAAGAATCTCTAAATGATCTATCAGTTGGAACATCAGCTACAGGTATTATCTTATATTTTTTACCAGTTGGCACATCTTTTTTTGCTATTTCTTCAACTGTAAACACATTGCCTGTAGATGGATTAATTTCATTATCTGTAGGAACTACAATGCAAATACCTCCACTATATCCCTCAATATCTCTTTGATAAATGATTCTATAATCTGAATTTGGCATAAATAAAACCCTGTTCTTTCTATATTAACTAAGTAGTACCAAAAACTGCAACCGTTACAAGTTTTGTATCTGCTCTGCCACTACCAAATTGTGAAGTAACATCCGCAGAAGATATTCTAAAACTTGATGCTGTGTAGTCATTGCAATCAGTACTTGTAAGACGATTATTAGGCGATCTTACGTCACCTGTCACAATAGCTGTATAATTTGCATCAGCCATATTGTTTGCAAAATTAACTTGATAAAATCCTGTTCCAAGGTCTTGGATTGAAGTTATGTTAAAATCATCTCTTTTTGCTACAGTTCCCTGACCATTAAAATTTACAAAAGCTTTACATAGCTTTGCTATTTCAGTACCACTTGAGTTTTGAATTACAGGTGCAACTCTATTTGATGCGTTTGTTTTTATTGTGGTGGCTTTAAGAGTTGTTGAGTTTACATCTGTTGATGTAACGCTAGTCAAACCTCCAATAGTTGTAGCTGAACTGCCTAATGATATTGAAGTCGAACCAAGGGTAATCGCACCACCAGCACCTCCAAAGCTTAGATTACCGCTACCGTCTGTTTGTATGAATTGACCATTACTTCCATCGGCTGCTGGTAAAGTGAACGTAAAACTACTTGAAACTGTTGTTGGAGCTTTTAAGGCAACGTATTGACCTCCTCCTGCATCTTCAAATCTAATTTCATTTTGTGTTCGTAAACTAATACCATTAGCACTAAATATCATTTGCTCAGTACCGCCAGAACTAAATCCCATTACGTTGGCAGCATTTCTAAATAAACCTAAATCTGTATCCGTGTCGAAACTAAAAGCAGGAGCAGCAGCAGTCGAACCATCATGTCCTAATAAAGCACCTGTCATAGTGCCTCCTGTTGCTGGTAATAAACCTAAATTTGCAGTATTAATATTACCTATTTCAGTAAATCCATTGTTAGCACTATTTCTGATTTTTAAAATGTTTGTAGTGGTATTTAAAAAAGGCATACCAGCTACGCATTGACTTGTAGCTAAATCTGTTGATTTAGAGTTACTTGATTGGATCGCAGAAAAAACATTATTAAGGTCAATTCTTACGTTCGCCCCAGAAGCATTTTCAATTGTATAATTTGTTACATCAGCCATAGTTAATAACTATTTTCTTCCATGTTACCCTCCTTTGCCGAAACCAACAGCACTGTAGGTAAAGTTCCTATTAATACTAGCATTGCTTGAGTTTTTAAAGTGAACTGTAAAGCCTGTTCCTGACACATTCGTTATCTCATAGAAATCACCTGTTGCCATGTTTTGTGGTGATACATTTATTGCTGGTAAAAAACTATTTAGATTACCTAAACCAGAAGTTCCTACAAAGAAAGGACTTGTAAAAGTAACATTTTTGGCTGCACTGCCTGATGCTATAACAGATGACTGTTCAGTTCTTGATGGCATCGTTGCAGTGTACCCTGCCTGTTGTAAGTTCATGTTTTGTGCAACATCAGAACTTTCTAAAGTAATCCTAAATTGGAAACCTCTGCCCTTAAATGTTCCATTAGCAAAATCATTAAATGCTGAATAAGAACTCATATCAGTAGAAGTACGAACAGCTATTTTTGCATTAGCTTCGTTTGCAACCGTTCCATCAAAATCTGTCCAGGTATCAATCAGTTCTGTTCTGTTATCAAATTGATCTCCTACATAGAAACCAACTCCTTGAAAATGTCTTTTTAAGACAAGTGAGAATGTACTACCAAGATCAAGTGTATCTACAAAATCATAAGTACCAGTAGCGTTTGTTGCTGGATTTACAAGTTTCAAGCCTCCAAGACTTGAATCATAAACAACATTAGACTTTGTTCCGTTATAAGGTGTACCGTCTGTATCTTCTCGATCAGTTTTAACTACTATTGAATCTAATACTTCAACAGTAGATAAACTTACACTTGCTGCATTGACGCTAAATCTACCGCCATCATCTTGAAATTTAAGAAGATAAGTTCCCTGTAAAGCTGGAGCTATAACTTCTGTGGCATTTCCAGAAACCGCTTCAATAATATCCTGTGCAGATTGAAAAGAAGCAGCACCTCCAGTTTGATTGGTATGCCTTACATAAACTCGACCACCGTGTAAAACATCAATAGCTACAGATTGCTTAAATCTTAATCTTACAAATTGTTCATTAACTGGCTCGATAGTCAAATTAGTAACATCTTCTGGCACAGTTGTTTTACCTAAAGCTTCAAATTCTTTCGTTGTAGATGTTGCAGATAAAGTTAAGGCTGCATTATACGAAAAGACTTCAAATGTGTATTTTCCGACAGGTGCATCTAATAGTTCAAAATCAGAACTAAATACGACCTGAGTTACAAAGTTACCCTGTTCAAATTTATAATTTAAAAGATACTGAGTAACTCCGTCTACAGGCTGCCAATCTACAATTAATTTACTTCTTGCCATGTTATTTATTACAACTAGCTGTTCACTTACAGTTAAATTAGTTGGAGGATCTGCTGGCTGATTAAGTAAAGATACTGTTCTAGTGGCTACAGGAGAATTGTCATCTATAAAGTTATACTTACTTTCGTTATAGGTTAAAGCTGTTATTCCATAATTTATACGATCCTGTTCTTTTACTTCAATAACTCTAAATAATTGAGTCTGTAAAGAATTACTTGATATTACATAAGGAGAATTTGCTTGGGGTGCAGAAGAAAAAGCAGATTGTGTGACTGTTGCACCTTGATCGTTTACTTTAGTAACGCTATTTACTGTAAGCACTGCTCCAGCAATATTTGATATTGAACCTACCTCTACCGTTCCATCGCTTAATATTACGCTTAATGTAACAGTATCAGTAACATCAGGTAAATTAGTTTCTTCTAAGGCATCTATCGTGATGGTTGTAGTAGTTGCAGATACTACTCTTCCTCCTCTTCTAGCTCCCGATCTCACTGGATCGTTTACTTCAATAACGGAGCCAGGTCTTACAACAATTCCAGCATCTATTGAAGTAGTAAAACTAACAACTTCACTTTCGTTTTGCTCTCCAAATAAAATTGCTCTTCCTAATCTTGCAGCTTGTCCACGGGAAGTACACGCAAATGCTTTTACTTGTTTAAGAATAGTTCCAAGTTTCGCTATTGCTGTTGCATCTTCTACTACTTCAAAGTCAACTTCTTTAGAGTCCATATTGAAATAACTAACGGAAATAACTGAATGACGTTGTTTTAAGCTGCTACCCGAATAACTGAAACCACCTTCCCCTACATTGGCTAAATTAAATACATAACTCGGACTTAATGGTTTATCTTGAGATATGGTTACGCTTCCAGCAGACCAAATCGGCATACATCTCATCACACTTGATAACTCATTTATTGCGTCAAATGCTTCTTTAGGATTTTGAATATTTACATTGCAACTAAATCTTGCTTCTTGTGTACCAGCCCCCGTTTTATCATCTACTAATTCATTGGCATATCTACTAGCAGCAACGAAACTGAATAAATCCAAATTGCTATCTATTATATGATTTCCCAACCCATATCTCGTGTTTGTGAGAAGGTCCAGTAAACACATTGCAGGACAGTTTGTATAGACAGCAGCACCCATGACCCCATTAAATATGTAGCCATCTGGATACACTATTCTGCCATTTTGAAGATCAACGGTAGGCGTGCCAGAATTAGATGCTCCTGCTCCTGGTATTCTTACTTTTATTCCTCTGATTCTATATTTTCTTGGGGGAATACGATTAAATTGTTTACTGTCTAAACGAAGGGCTGTGTAAGCACTGTTAGGATAATTACTTTCATTATCAATGACTTCTTGAAAACTTGTAAATTGAAAAGCATTTACCCTTGTTGATGTAGAACTGTCAGCAGTAATTCTAATTACTCTTATGTCTACAGTAGTAAAACTTTCGTTTAATTGTATTCTGTGATCTCTAGCATAAGCATCTGCTGTTCTTCCGCTTACAAAAGAGGTAATTTTATCTACAAATCCTCCCGAATCATGTTGTAATTGAATTTTATAGTCAACTCTATCACCTCTAAGATCTCCGTCATCTTCAAATATTTGTATTTGAGGCCAAGTTAAAGTAACTATCACAGCATCAACGTCTGTGTTAGTTATTTGTCTTGTTACCGCACCAGTCAATCCACCACTGTCAGTTCCATCACTGTTTTCAACAACTACTTGAACTCCGCTTGGTGCTCGACTCTCATCTATATCTGGAATACCTGTCATTGCCGTTTGGCTTGCCGTTCCAAATTTAGATTTAAAGGTTACATCTTGAAAATTAAACTCGGTGTCTGATGGATTACTACTATCTGCTGTAGATACAAGAATTGGAGTGTCATCAAGAAAGACATCTTTTAAACTTGCGTTGTTATAAGCTGTAGTTCCTTTAGTAAGTCCTTCTTTTGATGCAGTTGCAAAGCCTTCTATTTCTCCTTCAGAAATTAAGTCTTGTATGGTAGCAAAACTTCTACTATGTAAAGAATCTGGAGCACGGTATGGAGGGGGAGGACTTTCATTTCCACCGCCACCACCTGAACCTTTAATAATTTTAGTATTTTCAGTCATGCTTCTATTTGATTAGTGTCTATGGCTGCACTTATTACAACACTTCCTGTAAATATTTCACCATAAACTATTGGAACGGGAGTTCCTGCTCTTGATGTATTTTGTACTCCACTAAAACTAAAAGATAATCTAGGATCTTCTTCTGTAGAAAATGATTGCTGTTGAGGTAAAGGAAATAACATATCAGATACACCAGATAAAACGAGAGCTATACCAATGTTTCCACCGATTGCTGCTAAACTAAATCCTCCACTAGCAGCACTAAATCCTAATCCTCCAAATTGTGCTCCTGGTAATGCTATAGCAACACCTATTAATGCAGCACCTAATAATACCTTTCCGATTCCTTTTCCTGATCCGCTTATTACAGGTATAAAATGAATATCTTGTTGTCCTATAGGATAATCCATTTCATCTTTATCTATATCATAATTTCCTACTTTTACTTGGTAGTATCTAGGACTCATGTAAGCTTCAACTTCTGGAAAATTGTGTATTAAAAAACTTACAGCTTTAGATAATGTATCCACTTTAACTTCAAATTCTTTATGGCCTACAAACTCGGCTAATTGTCCGTATAACTTTATCTTACGAAGCATAACGTAACCTCTTTCCTGTACATTTTAGCAACCATTCAGAGTAAGGTTCTCTACAAGATAGTCTATCGGTTAAATGATGAATAACATCTCCTTCAAAAAATAATGCTACATGATTTAACCCTGGATTCAAAACACTCATAAACAATAAATCTCCGTTTTCTAATTTTTCGTCTTTTCTTAATTCTCTAAAACCTGTTCTCCAAGCACATCTTTCAAACATTGGATCGTCTAAAAATTTTTGAGGAGTAGTAGGTCTTTCCCAATCTCGTAATTCTATATTTTTATTTTCTTTGTACCAATCTCTAACTAGGCTCCAACAATCTGTTACTCCCCATACCCATTGCCGACCCAATAAAGGAGGCTTGTATCCGCATGGTTCTAAATAAGCCCACTGTTCTGTTTTTGGATTGACGATGTACCACGGAAGATTGCTTTTTTCACAACCTATTTTGTCTGCTTGGCTTGGAGCAGGAGGAGTTATCGGATGGCTGTGTACTACCCCGATTATTTCTCCAGTATTATCAGCCTTTACATAATCTTCTGGGTCGATTATAAAACACTGATGTTCTGTCATCGACAAATTACGACAAGGATAATATCTCTCTTTACCTTTTACACTGAGCAATAGACCACAACATTCTTTTGGATCTTCTCTTTTTGCATGGAGTAATGCTTTATACTTCCAAGTCATTATCCAAACGTACCAACGGAGGGAAAATCTTTTCTTGTAGCCTGACGGCCTGGGATACGAACTCCAGCAAGGTCGGTAGGGGCAGCAAGTTCAAACTCTACAACATTTCTATTCTCGGAAGCTTTACGATCTATTCCATAAATTTCTCTGGGAAATTCAGCAGTAGGGTCAGCCGTTGCATTTTGACCGTTAGCAAAATTAGCAGCATCAATGAATTTTGCCAAAGTAGTTATTCTAGTAACTATAGCTCCTGTAAGATCGTTACCTGCTGTTGTTTCATTGACAGTTAAAAGTATCGCTGAAATTAAACCTGTGGCATTACTTATTACTAGTTTGGGTCGAGGTAGCTGACCTTTTTGAAAAGAAAATCCGTTTGCTTCTATTGGAAAGCGAAGATATGAATTACCATCCCATACAATTTGTCCATTTGCGTTTAAATTACTACCAGCATGAAAACGATAAATAGTAGTCGCACCATGTAAATCACTATCTAATTGAAGAGTAAACAACTCAATAACTGCCGAAGGATTTATTGATTGAAGATCACTAAATACTGGTTGATTTACTGCCATTATGATGCTGGTTCAAATACTTCTCTAAAGGTTGCTTGGATAGTAGATCTATTAAGATACGGAATTGATTTAGACCAACTTTCACATACAAACTGTGAAGAACTTGGCTCACCTGGAGGAGTGAATGTAAATGATTCTCGGTCTAATGCTCTTGCATCTAAAAATGCTTCTATTACATCTGCCTGTGCTTCTGAAACTTCAAAGGTAAAACTAAATTCTTTTG